GCGGCCGAGCCCCTGCGCCGAGGCGGCGAGGACGTGCTGCTTGCACTTGGCGCGGATCACCGCGTCCAGGCGCGCGGCGATGACGATGTTCACGTCCCGCGCCGGGGTGTCGTCCGTCAGCAGCGCGTCGAAGGCAGCGTCGTAGAGCGCCTCCATCGAGGCGTTGGCCGGCGCGTTCGGTGCCTGCACGGCGGACGTGTAGGTCAGCGCCCCCGTCGCGTGCGTGCGGAACTTGAGGCCCGTCAACGCCTCCCACGACTTGCCATCCGTGCCGTGACCGGCCGGGACGACGGTGGGGTTGCACACGGTCGCCGCCGCGATGGTCGCGTCGAGCGGCTGCGCGGGGGCCGTGCAAGCGCCAGTCGCGGAGGCCGTCCCGATTCCGCTCTCCGCGTCGGTCGGGTAGTTGATGCGGTACGGCACCGTGGCGGTCGTGGGCGTCCACGATGCGCCGTCCATCTGCTCGATGGTCACCTGGGTGGCGCTCGTGGCGTCCGCCGTGACGCGGTACTGCCCGACGTTCGCGCCTCCCGCCACGTCGAGGCACACGATGTCCCCGGCCTGCACCGGGCCGCCGTTCTTGCAGGTCGTGAACGCGCCGGTCGCGCTGGCGAGCGTCTGGGTCGCGCCGGGGGTGCCGCCGGTCATCGAGCCGTCGACGCCCTGCTTGTAGGCGCCGAGAGCGGTGAAGTCCACGCGCTTGCGGAGGCGCAGGCGGTGGTTGCTGTTGCGGAACTCGCGCCCTGCCGCCACGCTGGCGGCCTGAAGCGCCACGATGGGCGTCGGGTTGGTGAGCGAGGCGTTGAGCGAAAGCTCGCGCCAGACCCTGCCCGCCTTGTCCGAGCAGATGTTCACGGGGACGAGCACGAGGCGGAAGAACTTCTTGCCCCGCAAGCCGAGGTAGGCGTTGCCGCCGCTCTCGGCCGTCTCGCCGATGCTCTCGTCGAAGCCACCCACCTTGTCGATGAGGTCCTTCGCCGAGAGCACCTCGACGGGCTGCGGCCTCGTGGTGACCGTCCCGTCGGCGGCGACCGCCACCGCGTAGGCGCAGTCGGTGAACTCGCCGACGCACGCGACGACCCCCGTGCCGACCCCTTGGACGCTGCCGGGCGGAGCGAGGTCCACGATGATCGCGCCCTCGATCTGCGTGATGACCTCGGTGCCGGGGAAGAAGCCGTACCGCCGAATGAAGCCAGCCATGTGGAACCTCCTGAGAGAGTCAGCAGCCTCCTGAGAGAGTCAGCAGTCTACAGCAACGTCCACGGCTACGTCAGTCCCGACCTCCAGCGAGAACCTTGGGCCGGACGACGGGATGCTGGGCACGCTGACGATCTTCATCAGCGGCACCCGTCCCTCAAGCGTGAACACCGCGATGCGACGACGCTTGATCGCATCTTCCTCGGAATCGCGGTACTCCATTCCTTTCATCTCGAACGACGCGCGCGCGTTGAAGTAGTGGGGCAGGTCAAGCCTGAAGCCGTACATGAAGTCGGTGGGGTTGAGCGCCTGTTCTAGCAGGGCGACCATCCCCTGACGCTCGGTCGGGTCGGTACACCACACGGCAACCTGAAGCTCGATGACGAACTCGGCAAGGCGAAGTAGATACCGCCCGTCGGGGGTAGCCAACCTGTTGCGCTCGTTCACACGCGGCGTGAACGAGTCGGCGTCGTAGGTGCCCGAGCCGACTGCGTAGACGACCGCGCTGGGAAACCGCGAAGGCACCTCTGGCTCGGCCCACTCGCCCAGCACCTGCTTGAAGCGAAGCGCGCGCCCGCCCGGGAGTTGGATCGAGAGCGGCGCGACGTAGGCAGCGAGCCCCCTCGTCAGCGCGGTTCGACAGTCTGTCTCCTGGTGCGCGGTGAGGCCGGTGCCTTCATCGTCCGCCGCGAGGACGACACGGACGGAGCTGCTGGGCATCCCGATTGCCCCGGTGGCGGGCTGCTCGATCATGGCCTCGCAAGTTCCTTCTGCAACTCAGCGGTGATGCCCTTGTCCACGGCATCCACGATGGCGGGCAGCGCGTTGGTCATGACCTTGCGCGCGACGAGGCCACGCCGGGCAATGGCCGTTGCGATGGCCCAGGCGATGCTCTTGGCGTCCGCAGCCTTCGCGCCAAGCCGACGCATCGCCCAAAGCTCCAGCGGACGAACAGGGGGCCTGCGCGAGAAGGGCCTGCGCCCGTACTCCACGATGGGGGAGTAGGGGGCGCTGTTGTAGACCACCGCACCCTTGCTCGTCGGCTCGGCCGACCACGACTGCCGGTAGCGTCCAGTGTTGACCGCCCCACCGCTGCCGACCATGCCGGGATTCGCCGGGGGGGCTTCGCTCGTCGCGCGCAGAAGAATGGGGATGGATCGCAACGTCCCGGATAGGACGCCGCGGCGCATCGCAGGGGCGAAGTTCCCGCCGAGCTGCTGAAGAAAGCTCACATAGTTCTTGAGCCGGAAGTTGACGACGGAGATCACTCGGGGTCCCCCGTCCGGTCGCGATCCTCCAGCGCCTTCTCCAGCCTGACCGTCCACTGGAGCTTTCCCGCGTGGTACTGCGGCGGGCTGCGCGGGTAGAAGCGGCGACGCGTGCTTGGCTTGCCGTCAAGCCTGGGAAACTCGACCTCGTAGAAAAACTCCTCGTCGGGCGCGACCGGGTTGCCTTCCGAGTCTCGGCCCAGCAAGTCGTCTTCGGAGAAGCGGCCGCTCACTTCGGAGAGCGTGAGACTGCCAACCTCAGTCAGGCCCACCGCTTCGACGATGTTCGACAGCGAGTTGAGGTCGCTGATGAGGGGGGTTGGCAGGATGTGGAGGTCGCCGACGACTACAGGGGCGCCCGCGCCACGCGCGCCGCCACTCCACTTCACGCGCACGACCTTGACCTTGTACGGGCGCAGGCCGAACTTGGTCAGCATGTCGCGCAGCTTGTCCGCGAGCGGGACGAGGCGTCGGGCCAGCGTCTTGCCCAACTGGAGGCTGGTCGGGTCGGTGAATTTGGATGCCACGAACTACCCCCGCACCGGCACGTTGCCGGCCCCCGCCGTGCTCGCGGCGCGGTAGCGCGTCGAGTAGGCGTAGATCGGGGCGCCCACCACGTCCGCGAGGCGCATCCCCCAACGGACGTACTCGCGCTCCAGTTGAGAGGGCTCGTCCTCGCGCAGCTTGAGGTCCGCGAGTTGGATGGCAGCGAGGCGGTCCTGCGCGTCCACGAGCTTCGCCTCGATGTCGTCCATGATCTTGAGCATGGAGCGCACGCGCGGCAGCGCTGCTTCAAGGAGCAGGCTCATCGCCTGCTCGACGAGGAAGGCAGTTTGCAGCGGACGCGGGATGCCGAGTTGAATCGACGCGAGGGCCGTCTGCTGGGGGTAGCCCAGGTGGTAGCGGACCCGTTCCTTCTCGGCATCATCGAGTGGCATCGGTCAGTCCAGAAGCTCCAGTTCGACCTTCGCGTCGGCGAGACGCGCGAAGATCCCCGCCCCGTAGCTGGCCTCGCTCACGATGGTGCCGGCCGGCAGGAAGGTCATGCTCCCACGCAGCGAGACCTTCCGACCCACCTTCACCCGTGCGCGGTGTGGCTTCCGTTCCTGGGAGAGGACCGTAGCGGGGGCTGCGGCCAACACCGGCTGGGCAGCCTGGGGCGCCACGGGGGTGGGGGCTGGAGGCTGAATCACCTGGGCGGCCGGCGAGGGCTGGCTGGGCGCGCGCGTCGCCACTGCCGGCGCGGCGACCTTCGCCGCTTCGACGGGATCGATGACCTTCTGCGTCTGCGCCTTCTTCTTGTCGAACACACCCATCGCTCGCTCCTTGGAAAATGGCAGCGGGAAGCGGCCCGCGGAACTGGGGCTCCGGTCATTGGCCCGACCGTGGGGGCAGGGTGCCCTGGAGCCACGAGCCGCTTCCCAGACGGGGCGAACCAAGGCACGAAGCGCTGGATCGCCGCGAGGTCCACGCAGGCCAGGGAGGTGGCGACCGACCACGACCAGAGCCTGGGCTGCCGAACGCCCGAGGCGGTTCCACGGCACGAGGCCGGGGTTTGCGTCGGGCTGGTGGGGGCCGAAGCCCCCGGACTCGCGCGCTGGAGTAGGCCCCGGTTGAGGGACCGGCGTGCGAGCGTGCCGGGCTGGTGTCACTCCCGTGTTCCAGCAATAAGCCCACGAGGCTCTCGCGGCACAGGCGAGCCCGCGCTCCTCGCGGGCAGGTCGAGTTCACGGCCACGCTGGGCACTCCAAGCCCAGCACTTCAAAGCGGGGGCTGGAGTCGCACCAGCCAGCCGGCCTTTCGGCCGCAGGGTTATGAGCCCTGTCGTCCCCTCGGGACTGTCCCCGCTGCATTCCCGCCCCCGGGGTTTCCGGGAGCGGGGGTGAGGCTTCGCTGCGACTACTCGCCGTGCTGGATCTCGACCACGCGCTTGAACCGGGCGACGTCGCCGGTCGTCGCGTCGGTGCGGACCGGCCAGTCGCCGATGAACTTCCACGACGTGCTGACGAGGTCCTGGAGGCGGTTCAGCGGGCTGCGGATGAGCAGCTGGATGCGGTCGCTGAAGACCTCGATGCCGTTGTTGGTGATGCTCGGCTCGCCCACACGGCCCGTCACGCCGGCCTCGGTGATGAGCGCGCCGAGTTCCTGGTAGTACTCGTGCATCAGGCCCTGGCCGACGAACAGCGGCCGGTGGACCTTGACGCCGGTGACGAGCCCGCTGTTGAACAGCTCCCCGGCGAAGGGGTCGTCCTGGCTGAAGGTGGCGGCGAGCCCACCCTCGACCGTCTCGGGCACCGGGCACTCGCTGTTGCGGAAGAAGACGCAGTTCAGGAGTTCGCCGATGGCGAACTGCCGGTACATGTAGTAGTCGGGCAGCGCGGTCAGCAGCCGCTGGAACTCGTCGTCGGCGAAGATCTGCGCCTGCGAGGTCGGGTCGAGGTGGGCGTGGAAGCGGCCGTCCGGCTGCTCGGGCACGTTCATCTGCCAGAAGCGGGCGACGGCGGAGCGGATGTCCTGCAGCCGCAGGTAGTCGGACGAGCCGATGTCGTCGACCTTGAGCCCGCCGCCCACGCGCACGACGTAGGTGGCGTCGTTCGCGTAGACGTAGGCGCGGTCGAGGACCGTCACCGCGCCGCCCGAGAGGGTGATGGTGCCGGGGCCGACCTCGTCGCCCGCCGTG